ATTGCTGCTGCATTACAAGGTCGCATAAGCGAGGAAGAGCGCAAGCGTCTACAAGAATTACTGCTAATTGAGGAAACAAAAGCAGCCATACAAGAGGGAGATCTAGAGACTGCTGAAAAGTTATTCGCTAAGTTAGAAAACCTACAAGGTCAAACCGAAGCGCTAGCCGAAAGCCTGATAGATCTAGAAGCCGGTGATCCATTTGAAAAATGGGATGATTATTTTAAAAATGCAGAAAAGTTACTTGGTGGTTTAGTAAGTAACCTTAAAGGCGTTCAGTCACAAGTTAATGCTTTACTCTCAGATGCTCAGGCTCGCAGTGCTCAGGCAGCCGCTAACGTTATTTCTGCAAAAGAAGAGCGCTCTCTCGCTTATCAAGCGGCGGCAAAACAAACGGCAGTTATGGCTGGAATTGCCACAGAACAGGCTATAACAGCCCAGATCGAAGCAACTCAACAATTAGCAGCAGCACAAACTCCAGAAGAACGTGCAGCCGCGCAAGCGTTTTTAGAAGGCGCTAATGCAGCCCTGGACGCAGCAGCCGTGCTTACAGAATCGGTTATAGCAGCCGAAGAGGCAGCAGCCCTAGCCGAAGCAGATTTAGCGCGAGAAATTGAAGATCAATCAATCGCTGCACTTATTGAAGCCGGACTATCGCCAATAATTAACGTTGAGGTCAACGTTCAAGGAAACGTAACAGCAGAACAAGATTTGATTGAGAACATTACAAATGGCTTGTATACGGCGCAACGCGCCGGTAAGGGTTTGCTGTTCTCTTCGGTGGCAATCTAATGGCTGTACCTCAAATCAGGGTATTTGTTGACTTCGCCAGCGATACCGCATTTGAAATTGATCCACTTATTTTAGATAGTGTTACCGAAGGCATATTGGACACTAACACGCTTGGATCTGGCGTGCTGCCAGTCGAAGTAACAGATTTAGTTACTGCGGTATCTATCCGTCGTGGACGTAACCGCATAACCTCAAAGTTTGAGTACGGCACGGCTAACGTGACTTTGTATGATCAAAACGGAGATTGGAACCCAGTTAACCCTAACGGAGCCTATTACCCTGATTTAGTACCGTTAAGGCAGATTATTATCTACGCAACCTATGGCGGTAACGATTACTTTCTATTTAGTGGTTACATAACCAATTACGATACAAATTTTTGGCGTGGTACAGAAGATGTGAGCCGCGTCACATTACGTTGCGTGGATGGCTTCAAGTTATTAGCCGGTGCATCCATCAGCACGGTCTCTGGCGCCCCTGCTGGTCAACTCTCAGGCGCCCGCGTAAATGCCATTCTAGACGCCATAGATTACCCTGTAAGCCTACGAGACATAGATAGTGGAGATTCGACCCTACAAGCAGATCCAGGCACCGTTAGAACGTCTTTAGACGCCTTGCAAGTGGTCGAAAATAGCGAGTTCGGCGGTATCTTTCTGGACGGACAGGGTGTCCTCAATTTTAAGAGTCGTAACAACCTTATAAGCGCCCCTGCGACTTCAATTTATACCTTTGCAGACGATGGCACTGGCATTACATATCAGAACGCTAAAGTCGAGTTTGACGATACCACGCTAATTAACAGCGTTACTGTTGAGCGCGTAGGCGGTACACCGCAGACCGCATTTGACCAGACTTCCATAGATACTTACTTCATTCATTCAGGCTTGCGTGATGGCATCATAGTACAGACCGACACCGAAGCCCTAAATCAAGCGCAAGGTATATTGGCTACTCGCAAGGATCCAGAACCACGCATAGACTCAATTGAATTAGATCTTTACGACGATACCGTCCCGCAACGACAATTGGCTGGCGTGGACATTGAATTGTTAGATGGGGTCACAGTCACAAAAACCATGCCTGGCAATACCAGCATCACCCAGGAGTCCGTCGTAATTGCAATTCATCACGATATAACCAAAAACTCGTTTAAGACCACCCTATTTACCTCAGAGCCGTTACTGGCAGGTTTCGTGTTAGATTCCTCTATAGACGGTATACTTGGGGAAGATGTGCTCAGTTACTAAGGAGATCTAGATGGCAGGAGCCGGCTACAAGTTATTTAACACAGGCGATGTTTTAACCGCCGCACAAGTTAATACCTATCTGCAAGAGCAAGTAGTCATGGTATTCGCCAGCGCTACAGCACGTACTACGGCGCTAACTGGCGTACTTGCCGAAGGCATGATGAGTTACTTGCAAGATACCAACGCCGTAGAAGTTTACAATGGCAGCGCCTGGGTGTCTGTCGCTAATGCAGGAGACATAACCGAAGTTACAGTTTCTTCTCCATTAACAGGTGGTGGCGCATCAGGTTCGGTAAATGTCGCAATTCAAGACGCAACAACAGCCCAAAAAGGCGCAGTGCAATTAGAAGATTCAACTTCAAGCACCTCGACCACTAAAGCCGCAACTCCCAATAGCGTCAAAAGTGCTTATGATTTAGCGAACGCCGCAATACCTAAATCATTAGTAGACGCTGCTGGAGATTTAATTTATGCAACAGCAGATAACACAGTAGCAAGATTAGGAATTGGAACAGCCGGACAGGTTCTCAAAGTTAATTCAGGCGCGACCGCTCCAGAATGGGGCGCGGCTGCTGGCGGTGGCGGAATGACTCTGTTGGAAACCCTGACCCTATCCGGATCATCGACCACAAGCTCAACGATTAGCGGAGATTACAAGCATTTATTTATCACTTTCAAAAATGTAGATAGCAGCAACTCTGATAATTGTTGGATTCGGTTGAATGGAGATACTGGAAGCAATTACATTAGTGCTCAAATTGGTTTGAGCAATACAACAGTTCAATCTCGCAGCCCAGGAGCAGAAAGTAAGATTTATGCTTTTGATGTCACCGATGTTAGCAGTCAATTGGAATTTGCGCGAGGCATTATTTGGATTCCGCGTTATACCGACACAGATGGAGTTTTTGTCAACATTTGCTCTTATGGAAATGACAGCACAAGAAAATCTAAATGGGTTAATGCGATTTATGATTGCTCAGCCGCTATTACCAGTATCACTTTTGGCGGCGATTCTTTTAATTTTAATGCCGGCACAGTTTACATTTATGGGGTGAATTAGTATGTCAAGACCAATGGTTAGAATTTATGAAGCAGATGGGAAATTTATTGATCGAGAAATGAACGATCAAGAATTCGCGCAATGGCAAAAAGATTCGGCAGAAGCTGAAAAGCGCAAAGCGGAAATTGCGCAAGCCGCAGCTAAACGTCAAGCATTGTTAGACCGACTTGGCATCACCGAAGAAGAAGCCCAACTCCTTCTCAAGTAATGGCTAAACTTTGTAAGGCCGGACTCACGTTAAGAGAAGCCATAGACGATGCGTTTCCCGATAGAAGTAGACGTCGTGATGGCTGGATCGGTGATGCACGTCATGCAGCGCGTAAGTCCGATCACAATCCTACTGCTGAAGGCATTGTACGTGCCATTGACATTGACGCTGATCTTGGATCCAAACTGCCCGAGGCGTTTGATCTTGCGGATCAGTTACGACTACTTGCCAGATCTGATAAGCGAATTTCATACATAATCTTTAATAACAAAATTGCTAGTTGGAAGCGCAATTACAAGTGGCGTCCGTATACTGGTTTGAACCCGCACACCTCGCATATACATGTAAGTTTTACTGCTAAGGGCGATCACGATGGCAGTATGTTTCGTATCCCTCTATTAACAGGAGAGCCGATAAATGGACGAGTTAAAAAGAATCGCCGCAAGTTGGGGCAGATCATTTCTAGCAGCAGCCCTAGCAACGTACGCGACAGTGGGCTGGGATCCTGCTGCAATTGCCAATGCAGGTCTAGCGGCAGTGATTCCGGTGGCAATCCGGTATTTAAATAAAAACGATACCGCTTTCGGCAGACGATGACTCCAGCAGAATGGGCTGCTTTCGTGGCAGCCATACTTTCGTGTGTCGCCTTAATTGTCGGTGGACTTCGTTACATTATTAGGCACGAAGTACCGGCATTATTAGAAGGGTCAAATATCGTGTCGCGTATCGAAAAACTAGAGACTATGGTTCTAGAATTGCTGACTAATGAGCGCAAGAAAACCAACAAAGTCAGAACGCGCCGCTAAGCGCAAGGCTAAGGAGCGTGCAGCAGCACGTAACAAAGCCGAACCATTACGCCCTATAGATATGTGGGCTGCTTCTATTGTTGAGTGCTATGACGCCTTAGTGAGAGCCGGATATGGCGAAGATAAAGCGCGCTGGTATGTTGAAGAAAAGATGCGCTTGCCTGAATGGATAACGCCTGAGCCGGCGGATATTCCTTATTACGATGACGATGATGAGGATGAATGAAGCGCATAGTGGTCGTGTCGGATCTTCAAGTCCCATTTCATGATCCAAAATCAGTCAAGTCACTCGCAGCCTTCATCCGTAAATGGCGTCCTGACGACGTTTTATGCGTTGGTGATGAAATCGACTTCCAGACCATTTCACGTTGGTCTACTGGGCGCGACGAATGGTCAGGCACAATCGGACGCGACCGCGACACTGCTCAAAGCGTTCTGTTCGAGTTGGGCGTTACCCATATCGTCAGATCAAACCACACAGACAGACTCTACAAATCTCTAGCCTCTAGGCTGCCTGGTCTCATAGGGTTGCCAGAGTTAGAGTATGAAAACTTTATGGGCTTCAAGAATCTAGGCATTAAATTTCACCGTAAGCCTTATGAGATCACGAGCGACTGGATCATGGTGCATGGAGACGAACAAGCCATTAACCACAATGCCGGTTTAACGGCTCTAGGAGCCGCTAGGAGACACGGAAAGAGTGTCGTGTGTGGTCACACCCATAGGCTAGGGGTTTCGGGCTTCTCAGAGGCTTCTGGGGGCGTTTTAGGGCGTGTTCTACAGGGTCTTGAAGTGGGGCATTTGATGGATGAGAAACAAGCCTATTACACACGTGGGACATTTAACTGGCAAAAGGGCTTCGGTCTGCTATATGTAGATCGTAAAGGCGTTACCCCTGTGGCTGTGCCGATTGACAAACAGGGTTCATTTGTGGTCGAAGGCAAGCGTTATGGATGAGACTAAGCCAGATCTGCATCGTACGATCGACGATCACATAGATTTATTTGTTACCTTACCGTTAAAAGACACGCCGATAGTCCGGTTGTTGACATTCCCTAAATAAGCGTACCCTTCTGATG